CTTGCATCAGCATACTTATTTAGTTTGTTTTTATTCCAAAACCAAAGTGCTGAATATAAGGAAGTTGGTACGTCATCTGTCACGAGGTCAGGATCATTTATCACGGTTTCAGGATCTTCAAAGAAGTCTGTAGCAAACGCTTGATAGTTAGCTTTACCTGTTAGTTGAATTGGACCACGACCTCTAAACTTATAACCTTCGCCTGATGCAGTATCTCCGTTACCCATACGACCAGCATATATTACGTTAGCGATCATTTCAGGTTTACGGTGATAAGGAGCAGAGTCTCTACCAGCTTTAACAAAGTACTTACCAAATAGTTTGTTCAATGCATCAGCAGAGTAGTTTAGGTTTTCTTGGAGAGTCGTGAAGTCCGCGGATTCATGAGCACACTGAGCCACAAAAGCAGCAACGCGTTTTGCTGTTGTTACTTCAAATTGAGGTAACTGCACAACCATCGCTTCATACCACTCATGGACGTTCTTGTTGCGAGTAAGTATTTGGCCTAGTTTTTGCTCAGTAAAATCGAATTCGAATGCCATTATTTTTTAGCCACTAATCCAGCTACTTTAGCCCATGCTGCTTTTGCTAAAGCTAGTGCTTTGTCAACGATTAGTGTTGCATATTGTGGGTATTTTGCACCCAAATGTGCTCCTACTAAAAATACAATAATGTTTGTTAACATATAGTTCTCCTTTTTGGTTAACAGCTGAACTTATTATGGGATTCAGCGAGCCCATATTTTATTTTCTTTTACGAGGTTTTGTTTTACCTGATATTAAATTAGATTTCCTTGTTGCTGCAGCCTTCATCTTTTGTGTTAAAGATTTAGGTCTAATTATTTTACCAGTCTTTTTATTTATTGGCATAATATATCCTAGATGTATTTACTAGTCTTATTTAATGTGCTTCCAGGAGATTTCTCATGGATGCGTTGTAGTACTTCTTTAAATCCGTTGTCAGCTTTATGAATACCTAGTCTTACTGGATCTATTAATGGATTGAGACCAGTAATTAATGGTTCAAGATTTGGGTTAGCTTCGAGGAACTCTGCCTTTGCAGCGATACTCATGATCCTCTCAAATACCTCACCAGTGTCTTTGTTTCTAAAATCATATGTTGGCATAATTTTCCCCTGTAGTTTTATTTATAAACTCTGGGACTGGCCTTTTCTTCCAAGAGAACATTCTTTGCTTTTCACCTATATAATAGTTACGATATGACTGTACACCATCTCCAGGGATCTTATATTGATCAGGCATTGCTGGAGTTGGGTCAGTAAATTCTCCAATAGGTATATTTTTAGGCCAAAATCTGAGTCTAGCTAGTAAACCTGTTGATTCACACTTATGAATCTTTTCATATCGATATGTGTATTCTGTACAAAGTTCTCGCATTAGTTGCCATAACCAATAGTAATTCATATTAGTTTCTCTACACCACTTTGCAGATGGATGATTCACGTGTGTAGCATTATACAATAATATTTCACGGTCATCTGGTATCCAGTATCGAGTTACGCTTCTATTAGTTTCAGGATTGTATACTTTTTGAGCTCCTAATCCGTCTAATATACGATGCGCAGTAGATAATAGTTGTGCAGATTCTAATATCATCTTGACACAGTGCTTATCTACGTGGTATTGCGCAGCTAACTGCGGATCTTTATCTAAATAGAATATGTTCATTTTAATTCTTTCATTGTCGCATATATGTCATGATGTACTTTCATGGTATTATATCCCATTTCCTTTAGTATCTTATCAAGCTTCTCATAGCCTTGATCGGAAGTATCCTCGTCACCAGATGGACCTAAGTTTAAGTACTCGACGTATAAGTCTGGTTTAAACTTATTGATTGTATTATATGCACCACATAATACTTCGAGATCCAAACCTTCGGCATCTATCTTGATGAAGTCCACCTTTTGAACCTGATGTTCCTCTACGAACTTATCTACTGTGGTTACTTTAAATCGTTCTTTCTTATCAGTAGACTTATATCTACCTGGATCATGATTAAGCGAGAATGCCGCAAAGCTGCCAACCTTTTCATAGTCTATAGTATTGACTTCAACATAATCCTCTTCGTCTGATAAACCTATTTGATGTGCATGTACGTTGAATATGTTATTGATTGCCATGTTTGCACATAACATCTGGAATACTTCTCTCTGTGGCTCGAATGCATATACTTTACCATTCTTAAAGAACTTTGCAACCCATGTGGTGTATGTACCGATGTTTGCACCAATATCAAAGATGACAGGATCATCAATGCCTGTCAATGCACGGATGGTTACATCTGCCTCTACCGTGTTATTATTACCATGATCTAATAAGAATCCTCCTACTGAACATGCAGTAGTATCAAATCTATTGATGACCATTAAACCGTGGTCGCAAGACACTAGTACGTTACGCTTAACGCTATCGTTGATATTAAACATGATTATAGTTGGATTGGTTTCTCGAGTTGAGGTCTAAAGTGTACATGATCTAATAGCCATCTTTTCATCTTCAATGCACCTTTATCTTGCAATGCATATGCTTCAATTTCCCATGGTTGGCGACGATATATGTATCTATGTTTATCGTCTTCATATGTTAAGTATTGGATCTTAACGTTGTATTTAAGTTGACCAGATATAAATTGCCTGGCGTGGACTAGCTCATGAGCAATGGTCTTGCTCAAGCTAACTGTATTTTTTGCGTTTAGTTCGATCATGATGTCATCATCATATTCCTGGTCGCAGGAACCTAACATGTCATCAGTCTTATAGTTTTTAAATAAGAATGTGTACTTAACATCCTTAGATTTTTTAGGGTACTTCTTAGTTATGTCTTTGATAAGAGTCTTTTCAGCTGCTATACATTGCTTTACAAACGTAGTAAGCCTGCGTGGAGATATCTTCTCAACTGCAGGTGTGCAATAGACCGAGATCTTATCCGTTTTATAAAGTAATATTTGTCTTATCATATCTAATATACTACCACATCCTTTAATTAAAGTACATGCTAACATAACTTATTGATTATAAAGACAATTTAAAACACACCCAGGCTCATAAAATACCTGATATATAGCTTACTATCTATTTATATAGATCTATGCTTTGGGCGCTGCGGGTGCGATGAATCCTGCTTCCTCTACAAGCTTACGGGTGATCTTCTTATATAGCTTAGGTAACTTCTGATCCTTGATAGCTATGATTAGTTTAGCCTCGGAGGGGTGTACAGACTCTAATAAGGATATGAATAATGCCTCGCGTTTGATAGGCTTTAGGTCAGTCCTAAGAAATACATAGAAGCGTCTAAGCTCCTGTGTAAGGATAGCTGGACTCATACCAATCGGTGCTGCATCTGGTCTGTAAGGAGGTTCATCCTCTGGAAGGGCGAACTTCTTCTCAGGTAAGAAAGCATATTCAAATACGATCTTAAGTGCGGTATTGCCTTTAAACTTTGTTGATAATAACTTGGGATCTGTGTTGATCTCATCAAGTATCTCTGGTAAAAATGTTGTTGCCATTTTAAAAGTCCTCAATTTCGTCGAGTAATAGTCGACATTGGTTTTTTATAAGGTAGTTCATGACAGAATTCTTGTCACCTAAAGGGACAGTCTTCTCATATATATCTATAATAGTTTTAGCTAGTTCTTCCGGTATGAAGTCAAAGTTAACTAACTGTTGGTTACGTTGATAGTTACGTCTCTCTTCATCGTTTTTACAAGCCTCAATACCCTTCTCAAAGAATTCAGGTAAACGTTTTGCTGAGAAAGGCTTTTGTCTGTCACCTGATACGAACACATCGTCTCTTGATAGGATGTTTGGTATACCATCACCTGAATCACCTTTAACTATGTGCTGTATAGTATACTCTTGTATTTCCTTCTGAGATCCTTCTACAAACTTACGTTGCATAGGTGACCATTGGCGAACATTCTTATTGCGTTGTAGTTGGATGAAGTCCTTATCAGATGATACAATCAACACCTTTTGTGGTTCAGAGAACAGTCCTTGTTCCACTAATAAGTTTTCTTGTGTATACTCTGTAAGTATAGCAATGATATCATCAGCCTCTGCAGTATCAATTAATAATACTTTATAAGGGAATTCATTGATAAGGTCTGTACGTAGTTCTGCAAGAGTATCAAATATAAGTGCCCAATCAAGGTCTGACTTATCTCTGTTAGCCTTACGGTGTGCTTTATAATGTGGAAATATTGACTTACGCCAATAATTACGACCATCACACGCAATCACCACTTCACCATACTCTTTATACTTCTTCTTATAAGACTTGATGGTTGCTAGTGTAGTATGACGGATCAAGTTCTTGATCTCTTCAGGAGTTTGGTTCTTTATATCTTTCTGAAAGGGTAAGATGTTACTTAATGCGATTTGGCTATAATCTAGTATAATCATTAAAATGCACCTAATAATATTGTTTCTTCATTAATTCTGCCGTTTGGAGCCACAGGCTTTGTAGTCAATGCTTTTGCTGCAGCATTCAATGGACGCTTGCCGATCTGAGTATCTTTAAAGAACTTCTCAGGATTCCTAAGAGTCCATGCCCATGACTTAGCGATACTATAGTTAATGATCGTTGTACCTTTAACTGTTAAGCTATCAGAGTCATCAGCTACATAAGCTACAAGTTTACGATACTTAATGTTGTATACCCATAACTCTTTAGCACCGACGATGTCTGCTGGGTTGATAGACTTAAGGTTTAATAGATCATGCTTAAACATGTACTTAAGTTTCTTAACCACCAATGCTGGGGATTTAACCTTAACGGCTCTAGGTTTCTTAACTGTAACCTGATGTTGAGCACAGTCATCTACGATAGATTGCAATGCAGCTCGGAACTTCTTAAGTTCTGTCTTAGTAAGGAATGAATAGCCTTCAGTAAGTTGTTCATCAGTACCAGCCATGGCTTCATCGATCTCGTCGACGTTAAGCTTATAGTATTCACCGATTTTCTTAGCTACCATACCTGATACGTTATTAGATAATAGATGCGCCTTAGTATTAAAGTCCCACACCTTTGAATGCACAAACTTATCGATAGCATAGTCGATGTCTTCAGATGCAGTACGTGCAACATCGATGACACGCTTCTCAATAGATATTACAGGAGCCTTAGGACGAGTGTCTTCATCTTCTGGTGCACCAGCCTCATACTTAATATACAACTCAATGATCTTTTCTTCGATGCCTTTCTTATCTTTATCAGATAAGTATTCACCTTTATTAAGTATAGTGATGATGGATCCTAATGATAAGAACTCATAGTCAGGTGCCTTTGATAAGATATCATAGTACTTCTTATTAAGTTTCCTAATATAGGCAAGAGAAACCTTAGCTCGTTGACTATTATCCATATTAAGGTTATAGTATCCTAAAGCTTTCATAAGGGATGTGCGATACTCGTCTTGTGTTACCACAGGAGCACCGTCACCTCTGCCTTTAGCGATAGCTTTTTCTTGCCATTCTTTGGTTGGTTTTTTAGTTTTCATATTGGCAGTATACCATAATTAATTAATAATGTACAATTATTCTGCTTCTTGATTAGTAACGTTTTGATAGATTGTCTCAAACTCATCGTTCAAAGCTACTTCTTCGTTGAAGTTTTGCTTATGATACGTATTAGCAAGCTTAGCTAAAGTCTTCTTAGGGATCTTAAACTCGTCATAAAGGTTCTTAAGTACTTCTCTTACAAAGTCCTTCTCAGCCTCAACGCGTGTCATAGAATCAGAGATCTCGCTAAGCGCGCCTTTGATTTTCTTTTTATCTGCTTCAAGTAATTGCATAATATCTCCAAGTTTAAATTAAGGCGGGGACGTTTTAAGTCCCCTGCTGCCTGGTATTGTGGAATCTTGCCATACCAGCTAGTCGAAATGGCTCGTTACGTTCCGTTTTTGGATCCTGTCCACTCAAGTCATAGGACTACCTACCTATGATTAGGTTTATTTTTTAAAGTGCACTAGGTAAAATATAGGTACCCTTAGTTTGACCTCTCTAATGCACTTTAAAAAAGACTCTACACGCACGTATCCGTACTGACCCATCGGAAACTGACCTCGAGGACTAAGTCCGCATATATTTTATTGATTGGCGTAGAGTCTATTCGTCAAAGCCAGGACCGTTAAAGTGAGTATCGGCCATGGCATTTAATAGTTCGCGTTCGTCTTCTGATATATCATCATAGTCGATTGGATCTGGTGTCGCATACATGCGGCCGGTTTTAATGTCCTTAACGCTTACTATTAGTTTTTCTTTTTTATTTTCCATAATGTTATTATACCAAATTAGTTAATTAATGTACATGCTTACCACGAACTAGTGTAAAATACTTCTTCGCCTTTGGCCAAAGCTTCTCTAGCCTTTTTAATAAAATCAAGATCTGCAACTTTATCACCTTCGCTGAACCGTGTGTCTTGACCAAAGAAGAAACCTTCTGTCATAGGTAACTCGTTGTTAAGGACCACTGACTCAATATAGTTGATGTCAGCCTCAGTGAGTTCCATCTCGATACCATTGAACGGGATAGCACGTTCGTCTGCAAAGTCATCGGGATATTCATCACGCATCCACTGAGGGATCGGTTGACCCTTATCGTTCCACATGTCTTCTAAGAGACCATGAAGGGCGTTGTGTTTTCTCCAGTATTGGAGCTCTGTTGCTTCTTGCTTTTCTTTAGCGCGACTGTACGCGTACATATCTAAACCCATAATATTCTCCTATTGAAAGTCAATGGCAATTTCATTGCCGATATAATTAAGACCTAACTGTTCAGGTCTGTAGATGCCAGCGAAGTGGTTCATCAACACCGTAGCACCAACACTATTGGTCTCTACGAATAATGTACCGTTAACGAACTCAGCTTTTACTGGACCTAATAACGAACCTACGTTCGCTAATACAATCTTTTCGAAATCATCATAACTACTCATTAAGCAGCCTCTCTTTCGTCTCTCATTAAACTAAACATGATATGCTTAGCGCGGTTGATATATTGACGTGCTGTCTCAACGTCTGGTTCACCGAACTCACCTGACATAACTTCTTGTGCATCTGATAAGATACCAGCTGCAAACATTAGCTCTTCACCAGGAAAACATTGTTGCTTTACTGCTGTAGCTAGTTGAGCTTCTGTACAGCCAAACATCTTAATTTCACTTGATAAGTCTCTCATTTGTTTCTCTCCGTTTGTTGATTTAATATAACCATTATACCGGATTAGCTAATTAAAGTACATAGGCCCCCTTAAAATAAATAAGGTATATAGATCAATAACTTACGTATTATGCAAGTTATTGATTATATTGGACTTTGTTTTGGGTGTGCCCGGGAGCTCCTGGGACAGCGCGGGTTGGAGGATATATGCTACTTAGAGGTAGCTCTGAAAGTGCCATCCCAGTTCGCCGGGAGGCCCTCTTCCATACGTTCAATCATGTTCATATAGTATTGCTTAATGGTAACGCTGTCATCTTCGACCAAGTCTTTGGCCCACTTGATAGCTTTATCCCAGTTTCCACGATAGTATTCTTTTAGGTATTCATCATGAGCGTGTTTAACTGTATTGCCGATCGTGTAGATCTTAACACCTTCAGTCTTACCTTTAACCGCTATACAATCCATCTCGACTACTGGGTATTTTTCTTTTGCGTATTTGGCTGTGTCTGTACCAAGGACGATTCGAACTCCATAATTCTTTGATTGACCTTCAAGACGGCTTGCGAGATTGACTGCGTCACCGAGGCAGGTATAGTCAAAACGTTGCTCACTGCCCATATTACCCACAACGACGATCCCGGTATTAATACCCAAGCCCATACCAAAAGCAGGGATACCTTCTTTAGTAATCTCTTCGTTGAATCTATCCAAGTCATCTAACATCTCCAATCCTGTTTTAACTGCATTGATAGCATGATCTTTGTCATCGAGTGGTGCATTCCAAAAAGCCATCTGCGCATCACCGATGTACTTATCAAGTGTACCGTTGTTGTCTATGATCTTACGTGTCATAGCTGTCATATAACGGTTCATGATCTTAGTCAAGCCTTGCACATCCTTACCATAGTGTTCAGATATAGTAGTGAACCCGCGAACATCTGTAAACATGATGCTTAGTTCTCTTGAATCACCACCAAGCTTAAGTAGCGATGGGTCTTTCTGTAACTTCTCAACCATCGCTGGTGATAGGTATGTTCCAAACTGTTTCTTGATCTGTAGCTTTTGATTTAGTTCGCTAATAAATTTAACGGTATACGCATGACCATATACAGTGGATAAAGCAATAATAGGATAAATCCCGTCCAACAAAATACCTTGATGGGAGAATACATAGCGAGACACGTAATATATAGAGCCAATAATAATAAGAATAGGAGCGATAGCATATTTCCACCTCGTTAAGAAGATTATTAGGATTGATAATATTATGATTGCTAGTACTTCAGCACCATCTGCCCAATCAGGACGAGAGATGCTTGTACCTGAGGTGATCGTGTCTAAAATTGAAGCCTGAACATAATGAGGGAAGGCTGCCCCACGAGGGGTTGCGACGGGATTATTGAGTCCACGGGCCGAGAGTCCAACGATAACGATGTTTCCATCGAAAGATTTTGGTAGGTCCACAAGGGAGTGTTCAATCGGCTTGGAACTCCAGTCGATCCATATTCTACCCATTGGGTCTGTGGCAATTTTGGCGAACTTGGGGATGCGAACAGCTTCGATTCCGGAAACGGAAGATTTAACTTGGAAACTTGGGTCTCCGACTGCGACACGCAAAGTTTCGAGACTAATACTTGGGTAGAGCAAGCCTCCGCTTGATACGACCATAGGGATACGACGAGTAACGCCATCAATTTCGGGTAAGACATTTACGACTCCTATTCCAGCAGCGCTGGTGTTAAATAATGATATATTAGGTTGGATCCCAGGGTAATCTACAGTGAAGTCATGAGCTGGTGATCCGATCTCAGAGACTCCAGGTCTAAATGCTAAAGCTTTTTGTTTCTGATCTGTTGCTACCTGAGGTAAGACGACAGGGTGTCTAGCAAGACTATCAGCCAAGTTGGCATCGCGTCCAAAGCGATCAGCGTCAGGCATAAAGATATTAAAAACAACAAGACCAGCATTGCGTTGGTAAAGGTCCTCGATAATGTTTGCATATTGGCTCCTTGGGAATGGAAATTGACCAAGTCTTTCAATAGATGCATCATCGATATTTACGACATGGACTTGCTTGGAAACTGTCTGTGGTTTGCTTGTTATGAGTGTATCAAAGTATCTAAGCCTAACCGACTGTACAAATGATGGGTCTGCTGCTCTAATACCTACTAATATAACTAAAGTTAGTAGTGCAAACCACGGTGATAATAACCGTTTCACTGTATGATCTGAGTATTCTTATGTTTTAAACTCTTTTTTATAGCTTTCTTCCAGAGTTTCTTTTCTTTTTTAGGCTTATGTTCAACACATGCCTTGTACATCTTCATGATTAGTTGTTTTATCTTCATTGGTTTATTATATCCTAATTAATAATTAATGTAAAATTATTTAAAATCCCTCATTGCGCTTTACAGCCCATACAAAAGACATCTTTGTTCCATCAGGTTTATCATCGTTCATAAGTATTCGTTCACCATTTGGTAAGTCAAAGAGGATATCATCATACCTAATCCCGTGCTTTTCTAAGAATCTTATGGTATGTTTCTTAAGATATTTAGGTCGAGCAGTAATTAAGACTATATGATCCTTCTTAGGTATAGTATCCCATAACTCTTTTACCCCAGGCAGTAACTTATCTTGACACACTGCAGACTTTAATAGGTTATATCTTAATATAGTGCCATCAAGATCAATGAACCATGTCTTACGGTGTTTAGATTTAAACTTAAACGGTATCATTAATTACCCTTTTGATTAATCGTTATAGTATTAGTAGTGCTATCTTTTGACTGTACTGTTGTAGATGACCCATTCTGGTTAATATTTATCAGGTATCCAGTGTCTTTATTTATTAGTATAGTAGCATTTTGGTTATTCTTTGGTCTA